TAAGAATTGATTAGCTTGACTTTGATTACGCCATATCTCCCATTGAGCATTTAACCGGTCTTGCTCATATTGAGTATTAGCGGCATTCATTAACTCTAAGCCACGCTGAGTGATAGCGCCTTTTTCTGTTTCGAATTGGCGGATCATCTCAAGTTTCTTAGCGTGTTCGTTAGCCAGTGCTTGAATCGGGTCATATTGCCCTTTGGCTTCAGTTATTGGGTCAATAACCGCATTTATTTTTATTTCAGCCATTCCAGCATCAAATGCCTTCATTGCTTTATTGCCTAACGCCTTAAACGTTTCTTCATCAATGAAATCATTATCAAACATGCGTTTAAGCTCTTCAGACTCTTGTCTAAACGCTCTTGCAAGTTTTAACTCCGGTGTGATTTCTTGTGACTTAATAAAGTCATCGACTTTTTGCTTGAGGTCAAAAACTTCGGCGGCTTCTTTAGCAATAGCTTTCTTTTGCTTGTCTGTCGCATCAGCCCCCAGACTTTGAACAGCGTTAAAAATAGCCATCTCTCTATTTACGTTAGCTGCGCCAGAACTCAATAATTCAAATTCTTTTCTTAACGCCTCAGTCTGTTGTTGTTGTTTTTTAATGGCATCGTCAATGCGTTTAGCTTCGTTATTTCCTGATTTTGATTTCTTGTTTTGATTTGTTAACTTTTCCCTAGCCTCGGTTTCTTCTTTAATTAATTGTATATAACGCTTTACCTGTCCCTCATCAGTCATGCCCATTTTGGCGGCCATGACGCTTGCACGATACTCTATCGCCGCATCTTTGCCATCCTTCATCTCTATTTTTAATGCAGTAACATTATTTTCAAGGTCTTGTAGCATCACTTCAAAGTTATTTGATAACTTCGCTTCTAATGCTGTTCTGAGGTTCGAAATAGCAATTTCTGCTTCCTCTGGAGGTACTTTTGCATCCTCAAGTGATTTAGCAAGATTGTCTATCTGGGTTTCTATATCAGCAATAACCGGAGAGCCTAGCTCTAATGTTCTCAACAATAATTCGTTAGCTTCACGAACTCCGCCAACGGATTTTAGATATAAAGCATTAGCTTCTATTTGTTCGTCGGTTTTACCTGTCCTTTCTTTTTCTGTCTTGTTTAATAATTCCAGTGTTCGGGAATAGTGCTTGTTTTCTTGTGTTAGATCTACTAACTTACCCTCTAACTCGCTAAGTTTTTGTTTTGCTTCATCTACATCTTGCACATCCTCCCAAACTCTACCGCTACCATCCTTGATACTTTGAATTATTGAACGTATATATGTTATTTTCTTTTCTAAAGAGTCAATTTCTTTCGTGTTTTCATTAATAACTGACCTTGCTTTTGATGCGGCAGCAGCAGCTTGTTTAGCGTTAAGCTCATCTAGTTTATTGATAGCTTCGTCAATTTTTGACTTATAATCATCAATAGATGAATTGTTGCTCATTGATTGATAAAGCGCATACACCCCTGCTGCGGCTAACATAAACAATCCAGTAGGACCACCCAATAATGCCATTGCGCTTTTCAATCCATTCATGGCAACACTTTGTGCCTGTGTGGCTAGCGTTACTTTTGCTGACGCTGCGGCAACTGCCTCATTTGCTGACTTTAAGGTTGCTTTACCTTTCTGCTCTAGCGCTATTGCTGCGTTTAATCGTTTAGTTGCAAGCGCTTCTGCCTCTTTTGCTGCTGCAATACGAGCCTCTATTGCGGCTATTTCTTTACCAGTAACTGACAACTGTGTCTTTATTTTGTTTTCGGTGGCGTAAAGTGCATTTTTTGCTTTAGTTACCGCCATTAAATTCTTTTCGCTAGCCGTCATCTGGTAGTTTTCTTCTGCATCTTTAACCATCAAAATTTGACGCTGACGAAGTGCCTCCAGATCCTTCATTTTTGCATCTGTAGAGCGCTCTATTTCAGTAATAGTGCTTTTTTCAGCACTAACTGAGGCTAACTTGCTTTGAGCTTCCTCTTTTGCTGCTTTTGCATTTAATACTTGCTGAGATGCCGCGGCTTGAAGTGCTTCTGCTTCTTTTTGCGCTGATTTAGCGTGTTCTAATTCTGCTTGAGTGGCTAGGATCGCGGCTTTTGTGTGCTGAACAAGTTGACTTGTTGCGCTACCAACATTGCTAACATAGCCAGCGCCAAATGTTCCTGATACGGTACTTAAGACGCCAGCAAATCTATTGTTCACCTGAGTCGCTTTCTCTGTTTTTGCTGACTGAGCGCCAATACTGCCAGCTAACTCAGACATTTTTCTGGATAGCTTGTTTATCTCTGGCATTTTTAGAGAGGAACCAACATTAGCGGCTGTTCTATCTAGCTTATTAAGCGCTTCTGTGGTTTTTTTTGTTGAGTTATTCATCTCCTCTAGGGATTTGCTTACTTCCTTTTCACCTTGTAATAAAGGCTTTATATCCATTGATACTTGGTAAACAATACCGCCAACTTTTTGCTCTGACATTTTAAGTCTCCTAAAAAAAGAAAACCCTGCCAAAATGACAGGGTCTTATGCACAAAATATGAAATCTTTATTTGTGTGAATCATATATTTTATCAAGCACGCTTTTAGCTATATTAAAGTTATTAATATTTATGATTTCATCTACTGATTTATTATTCCTGTATGGATAATACCTTATTGTTACTTTTGGGTTATGATTAAGCCTTTTAATTATATCTGTAGCCTTTTCTCCATAATATATCCCACCTAATTCGGATTCGATTGGCTTATCTTTATCAAATCTAATTAGCGATCTTGATGATTTTAATACCCCATTACCAACATACACTTGATACCCATCAGTATCTTTTGTCACGGTTATATTATTGGCCGACAAATAACAATAATACTCATCTGTCATCGCGTCGCTTTTACACCCAAAAGACCATAGTCCATTACTGCCATCAATTCTTCCAGAACCATCCTCATGATACACACCTATGTTATGTCCTTCTATATTAAAATGTTCCTTTGGTTTAATCACGTATGCAGTATCATCTCTATTTTTCCATATACTGCACTCCAAATAACTGTTTGGCATTAATTTATGAGTAGAAAATATAGATTCACTAATAATTACTTCTCTAGGCTTTATTTTTGAGTATGTTAATTTTGTAAATTCTTTACATCCCAACGCTCTTACTTCAGGGATATCATCCATCCATGACACTTCACTTTTTTCAACCACTATTGCCTTAGCTGAAGGCATAAATAATATTAGCAAAGATACTGTTAATGTTACCTTCCTCACAACACCATCCTCGTTAGTTAATTTGTTATTAGTTTAGCTGTTTGTGGTGCAAATGGGAGCAAATTAGCCACCTAAATGACCAAAAGTCTCTATTATTTTTGGAATTGCAGGGATGATTTGAGAAAAAACTACCGCACCAACCACCCATAGAATAATTTTGTTTGCAGATGAAGTTACATCTTCTTTTTTAGCGTAGTTTGATTTAATGACTGCCATATCAGTTTTAAGTGTTGCGATATCTGATTTTGCTGTATTTATGTCGGCTTTTATATCAACAAGAGTAGTTTTGATATCACTGACATTATGCTCTAATTTAACTATTCGCATCTCCATATCACCACCTCCGCCACTGCCACCATCATAGTGACCACCTCTACCTCTATCAGTCCACTGTGGAAGAAGAGGATCTATTACATTACTCCCCTTCATCTTCACGCTCCTTTCTTTGCTTGGTTAGCCAGTCACTAACAGGCCATGCATTAAAGTAGGTCTCATGACCACAGTTTCTGCATATAAATCTGTATTTATAATTAGTGATCCAATATTTGTTTTTATATGAAACCTCTTCTGTATCTATTGGGATTAAATAAGGCTCTTCACCATTGTCAGATACATTTGGGATCGCCATTTTTGTATTCCCACACACCTGACACTTAACTTCATCCACGCCAACGTGTTTAAGGTAATTTAAAAAAGTTTCTTCCGTCACCATCTTAAACAGATTATATAACTTTCTATCATTGTCTTGTTCTTCGCTCACTTTTCACCCCCTTGTATCTTCTTAATAGTTTCCATGAACAATTCTTTGAACTTTTCAGGATCAAGCTGTGATAGCTCGTTTAAGTTTTTGGGGGTGCTATCCTCATCCACGGCAGACTGAAGAATCATAACCATTTCAGCATTAAGAGATCGCCCGTTCTTACTTGCCCTTTGCATTAACTTTTCTTTCAGAGTATCAGGCATTCTAAGGCTATAAGGCGTTATATCTCTTATTCGCGTATTTTTTTGTGACATACAACCACCAGTAAAGTCATTGTGATATCACAATATAGTCAATTATTCGTTGACTATATAGATTCACGTTGATATCTTTGTGATATCACATAGACACATAAAAGGATGAAGATATGAATACCAATAAAAAAACAGGAAAATTTCAACTCAGATTAACAGAGGTGTTAAAAAGTAAAGTGGTAGAACTCTCAGCGAAAGATGGCATTTCGCAAAACTCAATAGTTAATCAAGCGATAGCTTGGTATGTGAAAGAAAGAGAAAAACGTGTCAACTAAAACAGCGAAGCCCCAACTATTTGCGGTAGCTAGGGCTTCTAATTTGTCAGAAACTACGGAGTAACCGACATGACTAGTGTATCAACAATTAACGTACCTTTCCACGGTAACAACCTGTATGTAGTAAATTTCAACGGACAGCCTTACGTCCCAATGAAACCCATCGTTGATGGTATGGGAATGGATTGGGCATCACAATTTACTAAGTTAAAACAAAAGTTTAAATCAACTATTGCGGAAATCACAATGGTTGCTGAGGACGGCAAGGAGCGCAATATGATTTGCCTCGCTCTCCGTAAACTCGCTGGCTGGCTTCACACTATCAGCCCTAACAAAGTCAAACCAGAGATCCGCGATAAAGTAATCAAGTATCAAGAAGAGTGTGATGATGTACTTTATGAATATTGGACTACTGGTGAAGTTAAGAAAAAACACAAATCAACTGTTCAAGAACGCAACCCATTAAAGAATGCTGTTAATCTACTGGTTAGTAAGAAAGGCATTATGTACCCAGAAGCCTATTCTCTTGTTTACCAGAAATTCAATGTTAGTAGCATTGAAGAATTAACAGCAGATCAGATACCAGATGCGGTTGAGTATATTCACAAGTTTGTACTTGAAGGTGAATACATTCCTAAACAGGAAGAAAATATACTTTTTGAACCAAATCA